AATACTGCATTGCATTTACATATGCATCATATTCATTATCTTGGTAATGTTTATTTAGTTTCTCAGTAACAAGATAACCATCTGTTTCATTATTAGTAGGATTAAATACTGCAGCTTCGTTTATAAATTTTAATGTCTTTTCATTTTTTGCATTAGCTTCTCTTAGTGTAGCTATATCATCTAGATTATTAAGATCATACTTTCCAGCTTCAACATCAACTTTTAATTGTGTAAAAGCTTTATGGTCTGCTGCCTCTCTAATTTTTTTATCTTCATTTTTTTGAAGCAACTCTTTTTCTTTTAATTCCTTTTCTATAAAATCTTTCATACCGGGATGTCTATCCCACCAAAGCTTTCTTGTATCTTTAGCTTTACCAGCTATAACTGCAGCTGGAATTTTTTGTTCGGGATAAGGTATATTAGCTAATCTTTCATAGTTATCACTAGTAATGACACCTTCTTTTACTAATTCTTGTATAAGAACTTGGTAAGCTTGAGGCCACTCTAACTCTATAAGCGTAGTTCTGCCAGTTTTAGAATCAGTTACATATCTACTCCTATGATGACTTAAACCTTCACTAAAATGAACTTCCCACTCAATGCCTAAATCTGATCCTGTTGTAGCTTTTAAACTAGGTAAAATACCTTCTCCTTCGTTGTAGGCATCTTCACCACCAGTCCAAGCATACTGATCCTCTACTGCTTTATGTTTAACTAATGCTTCTTCGCCTTCATCACTGGCTCTTTTCCACATTGCTCTGAGGAACTTTTGACCACCATGAGAATTTGGATTCATACCAAACTCACTCATGATTTCTAAAGCTCTTTCATGCATTACAGACTCAAAATTATCTTTATCTAACTTCAGATTATTCTCTTTATAAGCATCCTTAAGATGTATTACAATACGATCTAGATCACTTATTAGTTTTTCGCTTAAAATACGATCTTTATTATGTGATCTTACTTGTTGTAAAGTTCTTAATTTAGCATTCTCATCTCTTTGTTGTACACCAGTTTTAGTCTTATCTTTAAGATTTTTTTCTTGTTCCTGTGCTACACCAACTTGTGATATGTTATTTAGAATTTTTGTATTTTCAATAACATCATTATATTCACCACTTTTAAATGCTGCTCCAACTTTCTTGGTAGCACTCTTAAGATCTATAGCATCATGTATATCAGTAGCAACTTTTGCATACTGTTGAGAATAAGTAGTAGAGAAGTTTAACCAGAATTTAGAACTTTTCTCTGCTTCTAATGCTTTCTGTTCTAGTGATTCAACTTCTCTGTCAGCTCTAATCTTTTTACTTAACTGTTTGTTATCCCAAACAGCATCTTCAAACTCTTTTAGTTCTTGTCTGTTTTCTCTTTCTTTTCTGGCTTTATCAATAGAACTTCTTTGGTAATCATCACGGGCTTCTTTATGTTGAGCTGCTTGCAGCTTCATGCCATCAATGATCCTTTTCTGTTGTTCTTGGTAGGCTCGTAAGCCCATATCACCAAAGTTAGGTCTTTCAAAACGCTTCGACGTAGCGTGGCGTGTATAATTTTTTGCCATAGTTATTTAATTAAGTTAATCACCACCATCCAAAGCCATCTGCTCCTCCTAAAGTATTGATTGAACTAGCAATGCCGGGAAGTGCTGCTCCCCATGCTTGACCTGCTGCTGCATTAGACATATATGCACCTAATACTGGTGCTGGTCCCTTATCAAAGGTTTCATCTAGTTCTCTAGGTTGTTGGAATATAGCTCGTGGTATAGCTAGTGGTTGTACAGGCATTGGAAGCTCACCGGGATCTAACATCTTAGCAGCCCAAGCAGCTAAGTCAGCTGAGTATTGATCATCTTGTATTTGATCTAACATAGCTTTTGTATTACGACCAGCACTAGCTATACCTTCATTCAGCATAGCTACTTGCTGTCCGTATGAAGACATAGCAGATTGCTGTACTTTACCTGCTGATCTTCCAGCTACTCCTTTAGCTCTTATAGCCCCTTCTTGTCGTAAGTATTCAAGACGCTGCTCTTGGGCATTAAAAGCAGCTTCTGTATGTATTTCATCTAATTTTCTCCACTCACTTTCTGCAGCAGATTTAGCTGCTACTGCGTTTTGAGAAACTGTTTTATCATATAATTCATTTGACTTTGCAAATGCAGCTTCATTAGCTGCTTGCTCTCTATTCCTGATAGCTAGTCGATATGCATAATTTTGTTGATTAGTAGCATCTTTATATGCAGCTTCTCTTTCTTCATTAGCAGCTCTTATTGCTATTCCTTCTATTAGATGTGCTCGGTCAGCGTTTAATTTAGACCAACGAGCTTCCCAGTGATCTGTATCATATGCTAGTTTCCGTTTGGCTGCTTCTTCGCTATGATCTGCTGCTTTATCGGCTGCATTGCTGGATATAATAGCTCCACCAATAGCACCTACAGCACCTATAACTGCACCCCATGCCATAATTTAAAACCTCTTATAAAATCTCGGTGAATAATTTCCTTCCCACATCATTGAATTTAAAGATACAGGGAATGGTGAATCATTAAATATTCTCAATTGGAAGTTTTCTGTTTTTTGATGTATAGGTATTGAGAATACCGATTGATCTGATAATGCTATATCATTAGCTAGATAGGTATCAGCTATCTGTGTAGGGCTAAGTTTATACCACTCATCTAAATATATAACTATATCATCTGCACTATATACAAGTATATTATTAGTACCTGAAGCTGGTGCAGTTGTAAAGTGAATGTAGTGGTTTAAATCAGCTTCTCCATTAATAGTAAAATCTGTAGTTTCTACACCACCTATTTTAACTTTTATTTTTGCTATACTAGCTGGTATAAAAGTTAAAGCAAATGTCTTTGTACTACCATCACCACTTAAAGTTTTTAGCTCACTAGAAGCTGAATTAAGAGTAATCTTAGGTAATGTACCTGTAGTATCTACAGTATAGGCACTACTTAATACATTATTTATTTTAACTTTTATCTGATCATCATCAATATATTTTAAATTAGACTCATCCCATTGGTATACAGTAGTTGTTCCATCAGCTGTGTATTCTTTTTTACCTTGTCTAGTACCTGTAGATTTAAGTTTGAAACCCATAACACCAGATAGACCTACAGCAAACTTCATTCTAGCTACAGTTAAAGTAGCAGTATAATCTGTAATCTTCTGCTCTTGATCAGTTCTAACGTATGTCTTAGGTAATATAACATCTAAATCATATTTCCATCCAACTATTACATCGTTTTGTACATCTGATAGATCTTTACCTTGAACTTTAAAATATGGATAACTACCATCATCTGTCACTACAGTAGGAGTAGTAGTAAATCCAGACTCAGTAAATTGTCCAGTAGCTGTTGTACCTTTAACAACTATAACAGGAGTTAATCCTGTAACATTATTCCAAGGTATATAGCATTTAGAAAATCTATTTGTTGTATCAAATTCAACCTTCTTTAAAGAACCACCAGTTTGTCCATTACTAGCCTCAGTGTATAGATCCATACAAGGATTAATTCTACTACCATCATTATTAACTATGATAGCGTCAGACGGACTTTGACTCAAACTAGCTACACTTAATGTAAACTGATTACCTTGTTTAGTAACAGCAAACATATCATCTTGGTCGACAGCTACAGTCTGTACTGTACCCATCAGTTCCCAATTAAACCATGCTTCTACTAAGTTCTCTTTACCATCACTATATGTACGGTAAAAATAAACCTTTTTATCTGATTGACTAGACATAGCCAAGAATTGATTTTGTGGACTAGCAATGAACGTATCAATGGTAGCTGGAACCCACTCATTTACAACTCTTCCAATGTCTAATACTATAGGGTTCTCTTCTTGACCACGTGTGACCATTCCGAATATCCTAGTATAAGATGGAGTTTTACTTAAGAAATTTATATTAGTACCCATATCAACTGGATCTACATTCGTATCCATCTCATAGTTAGAGATAGTTCTGATGTTAGCAGATGATGGTGTTAGAATTCCGTCAGCAGAACTCATGAGAAATTGTTGACTCTTACTAAACAAGACTAAACCTTGTGTAGTAGGAATTATACCATGTAGTGCGGCTGGTCGAATTGCTGAACAACTTATATCTACTGGATCAGCGTCTGTAACTGTTTGTGCAGATGTATGATAGAAATTGTAGAAATCTTGTGATTGACTCATAGATACATTATCTCTTGATAAGAATCCGAGTCTGTTGTTATGGAAAAATGCTTGTTCTATTTTTGACCCAACAAAGCTAGGGTGTGAATTAGTTAGATTATCTCCTACTAATCTAGCAGTCCACGTTATCTTTTGAAAAGTGAATTGATTAGTAGCTGTATTCTTTAATTCATGAGGCATAGTCGATTGATCTAAGCCTTGAGATTTTGTAGGGTCTACAGTTTCTGCCCAATAACCTCTACCAGAAGTTCCATCTTCTGCTACGAATTTAGCAAAGTATGTATCAGCTGCATTCTCTGAGTTGATAACTTTAACTATCCTATTATGAGTTGATTGGAAAGGTAATTGACCTACATTATCTACTTGATCTTGTAGTACATTTAATTTAGTATTAGAAGAACCACCAGTAGCAGTAATTGTAAAAGCAGATCCTCTTGTTATTTCTAATGATGTAGAATATTTAGTTACAGTTAAACCATAGCTTTGTGTAGAACTTAATGCATCTATATTAGTTTTTAATGAAGTTAGTATACTATCATAAGTTGATGATGCAGTGCCAGTTACAGTTGTTATAGCTTGACCATTTATAGTAACATTAAAATCTCCAACAGGTGTATCGCTTAATATTAAAGTAGCTCTTGCATTAGCAGTATAACTAGGTGCATTTAGAGCCTCAACTTCTATTAAGTTATTAGTTATAATAGATGTATCTTGTACAGTTAGTATATCATAATTAGTACGTGCTCCAGTTAAATATGCTTGTGCTCCAGTACCATAATTAACTGTACATACTACACCAGTCGCAGCATTCCATATATCTATATCACCATTACCACTAGTAGGTTTAGGTTTAATACATCCTATATATTTTTCATCATTATCTCTATGTATATAGAACCACTTACAATTATCATAAGTAGTTCCCGTACCTAAATTAGTTATCCATTTAAAACCCGGTCTTTTAGTAAGACCAAAAGTAGGATCAGGATAACCATTCAGGCATTCTCTTACTTGATTCGGTAACTTCTTATCGTCGGATTGTTTAGAGACTCCCCCTAGATAGTTACTCACTCGTTGAGATATTGCTGCCATTATCTTTTTAGTGCTTGGAATGGTTGATAACTTTGATAGTAATTCGTTTGACCTTGGGGATGACCAAAGAATGTATATTGACCTTGCTGTGTTTCATATTCTAGGGCTAGTGCTCTTGCATATGCTTCTTGTTGTTGGAGCATTTGGTATTGATTACCATCTCCTACTATTCTCTGTGATACTATAGTAGCAGATCTAGCTGTTATAAAATCTTGTACTGGTTGAGGTATATCTACCCAGTCATACTCATATACAACATCACATTCTATAGTATCTTCTGTCCATTTATCAGTATGATGTGCTCTATCATATAGTCTACCATTCCTACGAACAGCATCATACTCCATATTAGCTGCATTTTCTGTCAGCTTTATTTGGATTACATTGTTTGGTATGACTATGTAATCATCTGTATCAGGTGTAAAATCAACGTGATACTCCTTATTAAAAGTCCAACCTTCAGCTTGAACTTCTCTTGATACCTGTAGCAACGTATCGTATACAATCGCAACGTCTGGGTTGGTAGTGTCCAACGTGGTTACAGGAGCCTGACCACATGACGACAGGATTTGATTTATGGCAGGTAATTCTTTTGTAGCGTTAGTGGTAGGAAAAGGCATGATTATAATTTGTAAATAAAAAAGGGAGCCGAAGCCCCCTTATATGTGCATAGATAATATATGTAAATATTAACCGTTTGCTGGATATGTAGTACCGAATGCAGCGTTACCTGATGAACCTGCAGCAGCACCTGCTAGTAATTCAACACAAGCAGCTGGGTTGAGGAAATCCGCACCCATTGCTAAACGTCCAAGAATCACGTCACCTTGGTAAACCACACTAACATCCCCACTAGTAACCTGTACTTGAGGACCGATAGCTTCAACTACACCTGCAGCTTCTTTCTGGAAGATAAGTCCGCAAGAGTTAGCAAAGTCTGTAGCATTACCGTAGTTATTGTTTATACCAGTTACAGAAGCTCTACCATCTTCAGCAGATGCTCCAATAAAGGAACCTACGTTTCCGGGTGATGTAACACCGGGGTTTGTAGCTGATGCAGAACCATATAGAGTACCATACTTACCGAAGAATGGAATGTTCATTGACTTGAAGATCTTGATACCTGCAATCTCAATGATTCCGTTACCCTTCTGTAAGGAGTCTCCCTGCTCGTCACGGTTAACTAGACCGTTAGAACCTACAGCTTGGATTAGCTCGTAGTACTGGCGAGGGTTTAGTACACCTACTCTACCTTCAGTTGAAATTCCTTTTTCATCTAGTGCAGCAGCAGCATCATAGAAGCCGTTGATTAGACAAGTTGAATCATAAGCTGCAGTAGCGTTGGTAACTCCAGATCTTGTAAGTTGGATCTGTGTTCCACCGGGTTCTACAAAGTTAGACTTAGTGATTGGTGATGCTTGTCTTGCACCTTTTGCGATTGCACGGAAGATAAGTCTGTCATACTTCTCAGCGAGAGCATATCCAATCTTCTTAGATATTTCTCCTCTCAATTCGTAATGAGCAAGTGTCTCATCTAGCTCGTATACAAACGCTGAACTGATTAGAAGGTCATCAAT